ATACCACAACCTTTTGTTTATCTCCATGGATGCTTCTCTATAATAATTAGTTTTTACTTAACCTCAACGCACATATTAAATATTCTTTAGTGTCCGAGAATGGCCAAATCCAATAATTTACAAAATCTGATTTTTTATGATTTGTTACTAAATCATATAAGCCTTCGTTGCTTCCAGAAACAGGATGATCTAGTTCTATTGTATCTCTAATTTTTAATATATCATTATTAGCAATAAGTTTTAAAATATGGCTTTTTAAACTTACATTAAATTTATTAAACTCTAACATATCAGCTAAAATAAAAAATCTCGCATTTGAGGCAGCTATCTCAAAAATAATATTATTATATAATTCAACACATCTTTTATTTAAATATTTTATCTCTTCTACTATTTCTAGCATTTGATTAGAATTATAATTATCTTTATATTTGTTTAGCATATCTCCACAACTTGGTATACATAATTGTGAATACACTGGCATTGATATTACTAAATCAAATTCATTTTTATATCTTTCCATAAACTCATCATTTTCTATAAAATCTGCTTTTTTTCTGATAAATTTACTAATTGAACGAATTGCATCTTTATTTTTCAACTTCTCTTCAAGTTCATTATAGAAATTCAACCTTTCAAGTCCTGTAAAATCAAAATCACTAACTAATTTAATATTACATGTGTCTGAAATATTATACTTTTTTACTCCTCTGTCCATTGCTTCTCTGTCAATATCAAAAAGTGTTACATTTTTAAATGTACGGGTTATGTACTCTAAATCAGTATCATTACAATTTCCAGCACCTAAAATTGCAATATTATTAAACTTTCCATATTCAAGAACCATTTTTTCGATAATATTAACTATATGCTTTCTATGGTGTTGCCATAGAATGAATGTTTCATCAATATCAATTGTTCCATTCATAAATTTCAAGTATTCAAAATCTTTATTATCCATAAACACTCCTCTATTTTATTGTTTTGTTATATTATAACATTTTTGAATTATTTGTCAAAAATCGAAAAAATTAGGTACTAAAATCATTAACACGTTGACGTATGTAAAATTATGGTATAAAATATAGATAAGCAAAATAAAAAACGGTGCCCCACACCGTTCTAATTTTATATTAATGATAGCCAGTTCCCTGTAACAAAAGCTGGCTTTCCCCCATTTTTGCACTTAATTCAACAACAATTTACATCCGACACAGTTCGACGTATGACTTCAATTTTATATGTTTTAATTTCTTCTTTCCTAAATAAAAATTTCCAATATTCTATATTGAATATGTTCATAATAAAAGTTTTAAACCCATGCAAAAATAACTTAGGAATAATTTGACATTTTTTCCCTTTATCTTTTATTGTATATATCTTTATTATACCTTTTTTTTCAATTTTTTTTAATAAATTATACATTACAGTATTAGTAGTTGTTTTGCATTCTTTCTTTGCAGTACATAAAAAGAATTTCTCCATATCTTCTTGTGAATTAATAATATCGGTATTTAATTCCCTAGATTTAAAATTATTTTTAAATTGCAAATGAATTAATTGTTTAAAACTCAAACTTTGAGATATGTAATTACTAAATCTTCCTATAACAATATATTTATTAACTCTTATAAGTAAAGGTTTTGCAAGTAATGATGTTGCAAATAAAATAAATACCAATAATAAAAATGATAATAATATTGACAATATATAAACTAAAAAACCCATTTTAAAACCATTTACTATCAATATATTGATTACCTCAAATGTTATAATGAAATAATATAATAAAATTAAAACTAATGAAAACATTTAATACCTCGACACTTTTTTATTCTATTATATCAGATATGAAAATAATGTCAAAAATAGAAAAGACCAGGACTAAAATTGTCCTGGTAAAATTATTTAATATTTTTTACGAATTTATCAAGAAAGTTTTGCGGCCATGGATGAGTAAGCATAAATTCTATTGTATCATTGTCATAAATACGTTTTTTCTTAATTATATTTAATGCCTCAGTAATAGAAAGTACATTCTTTAGCAGTAATGGTTGCGGATCTATTGCATATTTATATGAACCTTTTAAATCACCTTTCTCCCAAAACTTTGAATAATTACATTCTCTAATTTCAAAATGTAGATGAGTTCCACCAGCCCCTTTAGGATATACATCTCCTGTATAACCCATATGTCCAATAATTTCTCCAGCTTTTACTTTCTGCCCTTCTTTTACCTCTAACCTCTGTAAATGTCCATATAAGCTGCAATAATTGCTATGCTCTATAACTACATAATATCCGTATCCAGTTGCAGGATTGCCAGCGTTAGCTTTAGCAACTCTTACAGTTCCGTCTGCTACAGAATAGAGATTATCCCCTTCTTGGCCTGGAACTGTTGCGCCTATATCCATACCAGGGTGAAACTCTAGACCTGCATAATTACGTGGACCATATGGACTAGTTTGTCTTACGCTATCTGTTGGATTACATCTCAGTGTTGCCATATTTTTCACCTTCTTTTTTTATTTCTATATTAACTCTTGCAGCATCCACTATGCCCTCTCCAACTATGTAGGCTATAAGAGTACTTGCTGCAGTAATTAATGCTACAACTTGCTCTATAGTTAAATTATCAACTCCAAATGCCACTAATAGAGCTGTTACAAAGCCAATTAGAGCCGCCCAAAACTTTCTACTTGTTAATTTCTGTTTCCAATTAATTTTCATTTAAATCGTCCTCCTTAGATTTAACTTCTGATTTTTTTATAGATGATAACATCCATAGCTCGCCTGTTGTAAAAGCAAACCAACAGCCTATTAATGTCATTGGCTCGTTACTTGTCTTTAAGAACACAAATAAAATAGCAGCAGTAAAAATTATATTTAATAAAATTACTGCTGCTACTATATACTTTGAGAATTTCATTTATTTTCCTCCAAGTTTTCCAGTCTTTTATGAAAGGATATATTAGACTGCTCAACGGCTATAATTCTCCTGTCACAATCTGCAATTTTACCGTCTAGTTCCTCGACGTTTTCTTTTATACCGACAATTACATCTAGCTTTGCATTGACAGTCCCCTTCCATTCAGCATCAGCGGCAATCTTACTATCTCTACCCTTTAACCACCCGCCTAGACCAACCAAGCAGCCTATTACTGCTATTAAAATGCTTATTTCTATAGTCATATACCACCTCACTATAATTTTTACTTTATTTACACACAAAAATGGTATCATAAAAATATAGATACCATAAGTTTTTAGCTTTTTATTTTTATCCATCTATTGTTTAATAGTTAATGTCTATCAATAATTTTTACATTTACTAGCATATGATGTTTTAATTAATATGAAATATCTAGCTGCTATTTGAATATCTGTTATTTCTATGTTGTTTTTTTAACCTGATTTTTTTTGCATAATCTCCCCCTTTATTTAACTATTAAGTTTGTAATGTTAGCTGTTGTGTCATATGCTTGTTGTCTTAGACCATAACCATACACGTTAGTTGTATCTACTGGAAATGTAGCTAATGTTGTGTAAGGTATGGTATAACTATATGTCTCACCATAATAGTCATGAATAACATTAATATCAATACCTGTAGAACCTTTGGTAACTGTAAATGAGCTTTTTGCTAATAAACCTGATAATTGTCCACCATAAGCCTTCGCGTCTAAAAAAGGGGCAGAAGTATTTCCCCAACCAAATGAGTGAACATAATAGTATGTACTATTATCATACTCGTCAATATCATAATTTCTACCTTTTCCAAATGTTAAACACTTAGTCATTGCAGGGTCAAAATATAAAGCGAGTTCAGCTATAGCAAACGTTCTAGCACTAGGTTGTGTTAAGTTAAAATCAAATGTAGCTGTATTAAACGGTGTAACCATACCTGTAGATATTTTAGAAAACGCATATGCAGGTGCTGAAAAATTTATTAGCGGTATATTTATGTCTGTACTAGCTCTATATATCTGCTTATTTACTCCACCTTTACCTAAGTACAATTCTTTTACTTGCTTATTAATTCCACCAACACCTAAATAAACCTCTTTTAACTCTCTGTTAACTCCGTCCTTACCTAAAATAAGCGGCATAAAATCACCACCTTAGGAATCAACATTATACTTTTAGAACAACTCTCGACTATATTTTGTTTACTCATTTTTTCACCTCATGATTTATTATTTTACCGATATAATATCAAATAAAAAGTATCATAAAGTATCAACTTTTATTTAATTTAAAAATGTCCGTAATATGTTTATAACGCGGACATTCTATTCTGTAGGATATACAGTCTCTATAATAACCATTAAATCTATTAAATCTTCGTCTTTAAGTAATCCTACACTTTGCCATAGTGCTACATTCTTTGTATTCTGCTCTTTTGTGTTCAACTTGCTTTCTATTACCCTTTTCTGAAGATTAAAATAATAACTTCTTTCCATTAAATAGTACCTCCTAATATTTGTACTTCAATTTCTTTAGATTTGCGATTAACCTCTGCAACCTCTAATTGTAAAATTCTTTCTTTTAACAACATGTTTTCTTCTTGCAATAATTCTATTGATGATTTTTCTCTTATTGGCTCTTCTACAGGTTCTGGTTCAAAGTGCTCCCAAGAAAACAATACTCCATCTACAATAATAATAGTACAAGGTAACCTAATAGAATTATATTGTTCTTTAGTTATTTCAATCTCGTTATTACTTAAAGTATAGTTATTTTCCATTATACCCTTTGAAAAACCTATGTTATTTAATATTTGTAATACATACATTTTATCACCTACCTATAATAAACATTTACCACTGCTGTTTTAGGTATCCAAAAATATAATGTTGGACTTGATTTGTTTAATCTAACACCAGTTATCCCGGGAATACTCGATCCAGCATTACTACCAGTGGCTATTTGTATATACCAAAAATCGCCTACCAAATTACCAATCCAAGATGGTATTTCAGCATGATATAAGTACGTAGAATCTGGCTCACCAGCACCATACTTATATATGGCAAAATCAAATAATAGTCTATCATATTTTGAGGTATTACCTAATGTTACATAACAAGCAACATTGGTAGCGGCTAAACTATTTGCGATAACCTCAAACATTACTTCAATAGCATTAGAAGGTAAAGTTATGCTTCCACTTGGAACAGAATCAGTAGCAACTATAGTCGCATAAGAGCCTAATTTTGTCCAATTTTTTGTTCCTTTAGTATCAATTAAATCTTTAAGAATTTTACCCAAATTGCTCGGTAATGCTTCGCCATCAACATAATTTGCTCTATCTAAACCATTATATAGTCTAACATGTCCATAATCATTAATTGTTCCTGGTCCGTAAATATTTGCACTACTAGCATGATTTCCTGGTGCTTTTCCATTCCAAAGTGTTTTATCACTCGCTGTAACATGAACTACTGTACTATTCCTATGGTCACTCAACAGGGTAGATAAATTTGCTAAACTAGATGCTATAACACTAAATCTTTTCTTTATCTTACTCATTAATGTACTTTGATTTTCACCACTTGCTATATCCGCATCTGTCGTAGCCTCTATAAAAGTAACAGTTACATTGCTACCATCACCATTAACATTAAGCTTGTCTGGGTGTGTGTGATTAGTAGGTGCAAAATCCATAGTAGGTAATTGATTTTGTGGTACTTTACCGCCTACTAAATCTGCTTTTGTTAACAAATCATCTTTAGATGCATAAATACCACTTGCTATTGTTGCTGTTACATTTGTAGCATTTCCAACTATTACAGTTAAATCTAGTGCTTTTTCAATTATTTGTGCTCCTCCTGAAGCTGGTATGTATTCTGCATTTACACCTGCATTACCATAACAGTATAATATTTCACCTGCAGATGGATCATTTGCATATACACCTATTTCTCGCCAATAAAATCCTGTTGTAAGATTATTATTAGCAAATGTTGTTCCTAATATGGCCTTACCATCTGGGGTGCTTTTTAACTTAGTTATAGTTAATGATTTAATCTCATGTACTACATTTTTTAAATCTAGTATTGAAGCAGAACCTAACTCTCCATCTCCTATAACTATTTTAGTAAAATTTAATTGTATACCTGCAACAGCTTTAGCTTGCAAGTTTTTTCCTAAGTTTGTAAATAACAAACCACCAAAACTCATTATCCCACCTGCCTTATTTCTGATTTTTCTGTAATTTGTACAATAATACTTGAGTAATAGTCCATTTGACCTGTCAAGCTTATCAAAATTGTTTCTAATAATGAACGCTCATTTTTTACACAATTCAATATTTTAATAAACTTATTAGCTAACTCCTGAGTTACACTTGGATTAGATGTTATTACTTTAAATTTATATGGATCACCACCATACTCAAACCACTCTTGTACTTTACCATCTCCAAAATACATTTTTATAACTTCTTCTACTGCATATGGTGTACCTAAAATGTTATTAATTTTAATTCCTGTCTTAACTAACTTCCTTTTGACATCTATAGTTGAATTTGCATCATACCATGTAATATCAAAATCATATGCTAATTGATCCAGGAGCTCCTCATTTAAATTATCAATATTGTTATATATATTGATTAACTCTATTTCTCTAAGTATTTTAATTACTTGATTATTAATAGCATAACTTAAAGCTTGAGTAGTTTTATCATTTTGCATTGCAGCAGTTTGGAGTGATAAAATATCTAAATTATTTAATTTCATTTCAACCCCCCATATGTAACTGTTATCGTACCAGGTTTAGCAATAGATTTTTCATTTACATTTGTATAAGTTGGAGAAGTAATTTCCACTCTAGATATAGCAGTTTTATCATTACGTGTATAAGAATTTTGCAAATAAAAAAGAAGCATATCTGGATTTACACTTCTTCCTAGCTCACTATATTGCCATTTAATATAATCTCTTATTGCTCCATCATCATTATTTAAATTAACACCTTCAACTGCTTTTCTAATAGTCATTTCTTCTGAAGCAAAGTCTTTGTCTATAAAATATTTTATATTAATGTTATAATTCACTTCTGTAGGTGCCACAGCTTGAACATTATCAGTTAGCGGCCTAATATCTTTAGCAGATGCTTTAGCTACAACTTTATTTAATAATTCAGTTGTAGGAATTCCACCATCATTTAGCAAAACTACTAATTCAACAACTCCAGGAGAAGGTGAATAAGGATAAATATCTTTAATGGATACATCTGCACTCATAGCAATATATTTATATGAATCCGTTGGTCCTGTTGTGGATTTACCTTTATTAGATAATTTACACCTAACTCTATATCTTTGGTCAGATTCAACGTCACTTCCATCATAAGATGTTTCAGTATTTTCAATCGTACTAACATATGGTATTGGATCCGTGATATTCTTAATTTGTCCTGGTAAAAAATTATTATATTTAACACCAGTTTCAACTGCTTCTAAAACACACTCCTTAGTTGTTTCATTAGGCATTATTATAACTTCATCTTTTATAACAAAAAACAAATTTCCATCTGGAGTTACTCTTTTGCCTGATGGAATAGTAATCAATCTAGCTTGTGGGCCAACTAATGTTATTTTACCTTTTGCTATAGCTTTATTTGCCTGTAATCTAGTGGTATCATATATATCTATGCCTAAATTATCTAAATTGTCACCCATAGAATATGCTAATAAATTTTGTTTACCTGTTTCGTTTATTTCACTTTTTAAAGCAACCAAAACAGGTACTAATTGACTTATAAAAATTCTTCTTTCATCTCCATTGTATAAAACCTCTCCA